CAATCAGCGAAGCCCTGAGACCCGAGTCGGACTTCCACTCGCCGGGACCGACCAGCGTCGGCATCTTGGCTTCGTGCAGCATGGAGGATGGCACCTTGAGGGTGGCGTCCTTGCCCGATCCAGTCGGTGCCACGCCGATGCCGTAGACGTTGGTGCGGACTCCCGTCGAGCCACGGACACGCCGACCTAGCACCGCCCCCATCGTGACGATTGCCGACCCAAGTGCCAGCGCAGGCTGCCGGCGGTGGCTCATCTTCAGGATGGACTGGGCCAAGTCGCCGACCAGCCCTGGACAGTTGAGTAGGTCCAACGGGAACGGGTGGCACACCTCGTTCCGCAGATCGTCTTCGATCTCCTCGTCGAATTCCGGCGCCGGTGGAAGCTCGACCGAAGGCGAACCGACGTAGCCGCCCTCGCGTGCGATGTGGAACAGAGTTCCCAGCGTGATCTCGGTGCCGTTCAACCGGAACTCATGCAGGCTGCGCCATTGCTTGAGTTGCACCTTGGCGTCGTATTTCGGCGACTGCTGCGACCACGCTGTCCAGATGTCGAACGCCTGCTGGCCTGCACCCGTGCTTTTGAGAGCCATGCCGACCTGGATCCATGTCTCCCGTGGATTCGGATCGACGAACTTGAGGGCCTCGACGATTTCGGCCCCTTGAGTCGGCGTCAGCGGGAACACATCACCCGAGTCCAGCCCAGGCGATGAGGTTGACGAGCGGCCCCGGATCAGCGCCTCGATCCACGCTGGAACATCGACGAGATCACCGTCATCCATCGGGTCGCCGATCATCCACTCGCGCCCTGGTGAGTTGGGCGACGGTAGCACGATGTATCCTCCAGCACCGCGAACGTCGATGCCGCTTCCTGGGATGATGTTGGTGCGGCAAGTGATCGGTTCTGCCGGCATCCGGTAGACCATGTGCCGACCACCGCGTGGCGTGGTCGCCACCAGCGAGCACCAATCTGGCCCGTTCTCGTCCTTGAGCCGAGCGAAGGCGGCGATGCCGTCCTTCCCCTCGGCTAGGTCAAGGTCGATCACCGCCAGCTTGGATGGCTCGCAGGCGACGGACACCTGAGCGTTGGGCCACTTGCGCCACCAGTCCACGATGACGGCGGGATCGGTGGTTGCCGACTTGAAGCCGTCCGAGGTGAGCGGCTCCTTCTTTGGGTTGGTGGGAAAGACAAACCATCCCCGCGCCGCGTACTGGAGCGCGGCGTCAAGCGTCGATGTGAATTGCATGGGATCTAGAAGGGAGGTTTTTCGGAGATGGAGGCGGCGGCAGGAGCGGACCCGATAGCATCATCGTCTCCAGGCTCACGCGGGACGGTGGCAGAGACCACCTGCGGGTACTCGCCTCGCAGGTCTACCATGATCGCGGACGGCTGTCGAAGTTCGTGTTGACGATTCAGGGCTTCCATGATCGTGGTTGGCGGCGGGAAGCTGCCGCCACGCGCCATCCACCACGACCGGGCCTTGCGTTGGGGGAACGACGCAAGGTCATGCTGTAGACAGACCCATTCGCTGACGGTCTTGGTGAGCGCGAATCCACGGCTCTCGCCCGTGGTGCATTCGTAATCCACGCGCATCGTGGGCGGCTTTTCTGGCCTGCTTTGCCACAGACGATAGGAAGTGTAGATGACTTGGTACTGGACGATGGTCGGTTCAGCCTGGGTGCTCAGGATGGCGACATCGTCGGCACGGTCGGCGTGGTTGACGCGGATGGGCTGCGGGAACTCGTAGCCGCACTCTGGGCACTCTCGGTACTGGACGGCGACCAGCATCTGGCACCCTGGGCATTCCTTGGCCGGAGCTTCGCCGGACCCACTGCTAGATCCTGGCTCGCGGATCTGCACTTGGTCGATGGGGCCGTGGCGTACCACGTTGCCGCCGAAGTCCAAGATCAGGCAGTCGGTCTTCCCTGGTGCGAGCCGCAGCCCGCGCCCGACCATCTGGACGTACAGCCCTGGTGACATGGTAGGCCGCATCAGAGCGATCAGGTCCGTGGCCGGCGCATCGAATCCCGTGGTCAGCACGCCGACGTTGACCACGGCGCGGATCTCGCCCGACTTGAAGCCCACCAGGATGGCATCGCGCTCGTCGTGCGAAGTGTCGCCGTAGACCTCGCCCACGGTGACGTTCCTCGCTCGCAGTTCGTCGGCGACCATCTGGGCGTGAGATATGCCGCAGCAGAAGATCAGCCACGACTTGCGGTCGGCTCCGCGCTCGACGATCTCGGACACCGCTCGCTGCACGATGTCGTCGCTCGTCGCCGCCGCTTGCAGTTCGCGGTCGATGAACTCACCGCCGCGCAGGTGGACGTTGCTGGTGTCGATCTTGGCGCGGCCACCGCGTGCGGTGATGTTGCTGAGGTAGCCGTCGGCGATGAGCTTGGCAACTTCGCAGTCGTATGCTATGCCGTTGAACAGCGGATCTTCGCCCGTGGTCAGCGACCCGCTGTCGGTTCGGTATGGGGTCGCCGTCAAACCGATGACCTTGAGGTGCTGGTTGTACCGCTTCAGGTCTTCTAGCAGGCGACGGTACATTCCGAAGCCACGGGCCGGAATCAGGTGGGCTTCGTCCACCAGAATCAGGTCGGCCCATCCGAGCTTGTCTGCCTTGTCGTAGACGGACTGGATGCCGCAGAACAGCACTTGGGCGTTGTGCTCGCGCTTGCGAAGTCCCGCCGAATAGATGCCGGCGGGTGCTTCGGGCCACATCCGCATCAGGGAGGCGTGGTTCTGCGCGATCAGTTCCTTTACATGGGTGACCAACAGGATGCGCTCGCGTGGCGAGTCCGTCAGCACGCGGCGAACGAACTCGCTAAGGATGACCGACTTGCCGCCGCCGGTAGGAACGACGACAAGCGGGTTGCCTCGGTACTTCTCGAAGTAGCCGTAGATCGAGTCCACGGCTTCTTGCTGGTAGGGGCGAAGGTTCATTCGCCCACCAGCTTCCGCATCTTCTCGCGGTACTCCTCGCGCCGCCATGCGATGGGTTCGTTCTCGATCTTGGTCTGCAACTCTAGGATCTCCACGACTCGCGCCGCCGAGATGTCGATCTGCTCGCTACGGAGCGGCCTTCCGATGCGGTGCCGTTCTCGGAGTGCGCGACAGTTGGAGCACTTGCGGCCGTGGCCGTCAAGCTCTCTCCCGCAAGAGCAGCGCCCTGCCGAGATGTGCTTTGCGCGGACCTCACGTCCTCGGTCCAGGCACTTCTGGCACGACTTCTTGCCGGGGGCCGGCTTGTTCCCGCAATGGCAAACGCCGGTGTCGTTGGATCGGTAAGGGCGGGACATTATTCACCTCCCGTCGTGGCGACCTTGCCGCTGGGGAACTGCCACACGACCTTGGTGCCGACCACCGCAGCAGCTTGCGCGTTGACGATGGATGGGTTCGGGTGCCACTCGGCGCATCCGACCGCTTGTTCGATTCCTTCCTTGCACCCGCCGTTTGGGTACTTGGTCGATGACCAGTTGACGCAGGATCGGCACGACTTGGCTGGCATCTCCTCGCCGTGGCACAGGTCGTAGTATTGGCACGGCCACTCGGTGCCGTCTGCCGACTTGAGCTTGCACGGCGGGAACTCGGCGAGGGCCTTGGTTGGTGGTTCGTCGAAGTCGATGATCTTCCTAGCTAGATCGAACAGCCGCTCGCCTTCGCTGCTGTCGGCCTCGACCTGCTCGGCGTAGATGCGGTCATCGTCTTTGCAGACGGCTACGTACAGAGCACCAGGAGCGCCGAACGCCTTGCAGTAGACCTGCATCTGCGCGTGGTGCTGCGGCTTGGCGAGTCGAACGCCCTTCTCGCGCAGGTACTCAAACTGTTTGATGTTGGAGGTCTTGATCTCTAGCACCAAGCGGCAACTGTCCACGGTGACGAAGCCATCGCAGGAGCCGCCGAATCCTCGGTCGCTGAATACGAACTGTCTGCGGGTGGATGGGTCTACGTCCTCGACGGCGTAGCCAGCGTCCCGCAGACCGGCGATGACGTTGGCCTCCTCGCGTTGGCCGCGAGCGAACAAGCGCAGCATCCGACCGTCGTGATCGGGCTGCATCGCCCACCTGTAGCCGAGCCACAGGTAGCGTTGGCATTCGTGACCGATCTGGCTGGCACCCAGATGGGTGCGCCGCCAGTCGTCACCTCCACGCCGCCCTGAGGCGGCGTAGATGGCCGCGACGATGTCGTCGCGTGCCCTGATCTTGGGTGCGGTGAATCTCATCTCACCGCTTCCAGGGCTGGCTGTTCTTGGCAGGCGCAGCAGCGGGAGCCGCCGCGTTGGTTTTGCCGTCGATGGGCTTGTAGCCGACGCACTCGTTGCGCGCCTCGTACTTGTCGTTGGCCGGCTTGACCTTGACGCGGACCATCAGGTCGCCACCCAGCAGGTCTTCGGCGCCCGAGGCATTGGGCTTGCCGATGGCGTGGCAGATCGCGGAGACCTGCTCCTGCGCGATCTTGCGGACCTGATCGGTCTGGTGCTCGACGCACAGCAACGCCCACAGGCGGCGACCTGCGTACTCGGGTTCGAGCACCTCGAACTCCAGCGAGAGCATCTCGCCGGTTTCTTGCTTGTTGGCCATGCGGCCCTCGGCGCGGACGATGCGGCAGCGGTACTGTCCAGGCTGGAGGACGTCGAAGGACTGGCGGGGTTCGATGTCAGCGGGTTTGAATTGGAATCGCATTGTGTCTTCTCGTTTTGGGTTTGGGTTTGGACCTCAGACAGGGAAGTACTGAGCGATGGCGGTCCAGTCCATCGGCAGTACATCGGGCATCCGGTAGCGATTCTTCGCTCGCCACGCCGGACGCTCGGTAGTGAGGAGTTGTCGGGTACCGTCGCCGATAGCTCGCTTGCGGGTCTCGCCGCTGCTAATCAGCTTGGTCTCGTAGTTGGCGAACAGGATCGCATCGGCCCAGTCAGAGACCGTGGCCTCGGCGTGCTTGTTCAGCCGCATCTGCCAACGGTCGTACTGGTCCGAGTCGGGCGGCTCGACCTTGGCCACCGTCGAGTGCGCGACAGTGATGACCGTCATGCCCTTGTCGCGCAGCGCGTCGAGGCCAGCGAGCAGGTTGCGCCACTCGCTAAGGGCGTTGGTGTAGCCCTTGCCGAAGCCGAAGTCCTCGATGCGCTTCTTGTTGCCCTGGGCGCAGATGGCGTCCCAGATCAGCGGCTCCAGCTTGTCGAGCGAGTCAAGCACCAGCGTCTTGTAGTCGTGGTCGGACTCGACGAGCTTGGTGATGTAGCCGTACACCTCGTCGAGCGTGGTCGGCTGCGGGAAGTGATCGACCTCGATGCCGGCGAGACCGTCCTCGACGGGGATCACGATGGGCGACGGGGCCGAGCACGCGAGCGTGGTCTTGCCGATTCCGGGCACGCCGTAGAGAACGACGCGCGGCGGCTTGGCGATGTTGCGACGGATGATGTCGAGGCTCATGAGGTCACCTCCGGCGCGACTGCACCAGTCCAGCGGTACAGGGTGCGCGGTCGCCCTCCGGTGGAGACCTGCCACGATTCGATCAGCCCGTCGTGCCCGAGCACGGCGAGGATCTTGGTTCGCTGTTCGGCGCTGAGGTCGGACACGCAGCTTCCGAGGGTGCTTTGGTCGATGCCGTCAGCGCCGGCAGCGACGACCTCGGCGAGGACGCGCAGTTGCTCGGTGCTAGTGCGCGAGCCGTTTCCGGCGCGAGCAGCGGCAAGGTCGATGTGGGTCTGGATCAGTTCGGCCAGGATGTCTGACGCGAGGCTGGTGGCTGACGAAGCCCGCAGCGCGGGGTCGTCCAGGGCTGCCAAGTAGCGCAGCGAGTTGATGTGGCTGGTGATGTTGTTGGTCATGGTTTGGTCCTCTTGGGAGGTCTTGGTCTTAGAGATCTTCGGAATCGTTGCAACAAAAAAGAACAGAGAAGCCACGACGGCAGCTAGGTGATCTCAGCAGCCACCTGTCGCTACGGACTGGTCGGCTCCCGTCGTGGCGGTGTGTTGTTACGGGCGTCGGCCTGCACGGGGCCAATACTTGCCGATCAGGTCCAGCACG